GGGCAGCGAGATGGAGCGCCGCATCACGATGAAGTACGACGCGAGCGTGTACTCGATCAACTACGAGAACCTGCCCTGGCTCGTCGAGCATTGGGGCGAGCGCTGGCCTTACAGCACCGTGGTGAGCGACGAAAGCACAAGGCTGAAAGGCTTCAGGCTGAAGCAGGGCACCGATCGCGCCCGCGCCCTCGGGCGGGTTGCGCATACCAAGATCAAGCGGTTCATCCAACTCACCGGCACGCCGAGCCCGAACGGGCTCGCCGACTTGTGGGGGCAGATGTGGTTTGTCGATGCCGGGCAGCGCCTCGGGCGCACCTATGACTCGTTCCGGCAGCGCTGGTTCCAGAAGTCTTTCGACGGCTACGGGATGGACCCGCTGCCGTTTGCGCAGGAGCAGATACAGGACCGGCTGCGCGACGTGTGCCTGACCGTCGACGCGAAGGACTACTTCGATCTGCGCGAGCCGATCGTGACCCCGATCTACGTCGAGCTTCCCATCAAGGCGCGAGCCAAGTACCGCGAGATGGAGAAAGAGATGTTCACCATGCTCGACGGTCGCGAGGTGGAAGCGTTCAACGCAGCGGCCAGGACGCAAAAGCTGCTGCAGTTCGCGAACGGCGCGGTGTACGTGAACCCCGAAGCGGATTGCGACGAGCACCCGAAGGCGAAGGAATGGCGCGAAGTGCACGACGTGAAGCTCGACGCGCTGCAGTCGATCGTGAACGAGGCGAACGGGATGCCGATCCTCGTCAGCTACGAGTTCAAGAGCGACCTCGCGCGAATTCTGCGCGCGTTCCCCAAAGCGCGGGTGCTCGATGCGGATCAGCAGACCGAAGACGATTGGAACGCCGGGAAGATCCCGATGCTGCTCGCGCACCCCAAGAGCGCGGGGCACGGGCTCAACCTGCAAGACGGAGGGAACATCATCGTCTTTTTCGGCCATAACTGGGATTTGGAGTTGTATCTGCAGATCCTCGAACGGATCGGCCCGGTTCGCCAGTTGCAAAGCGGTCACGATCGCCCCGTGTTCGTGTACCAGATTATCGCAGTGGATACCGTGGACGAAATGGTAATGGCGCGACGTGAGAACAAGAAGTCAGTGCAAGACCTTTTACTTGAAGCGATGAAAGCGAGGGGATGAATGAGCGCGGTTGACCACCCGGCGCACTACAACGCCGGGAATATCGAAGTGATCGACGCAATCGAGGACTGGTCCCTCGGCTTCAACGACGGCAACGCGGTGAAGTACATCGCTCGGCACCAGCACAAAGGGCACCCCGCCGAGGACATCAAGAAAGCGATCTGGTATCTGCAACGCCACCTCGCCAAGCTGGAAGCGCAGCCGAAATGACCCCCGAAACGCTGAGCCTCGTGCAGCACGTCAACGCCCTGGTGCGCAAGTACCACGGGCTAGAACGCGCTGCGGATTTCCTCGGGGTGTCGGCGAACAACCTCCTGCGCATCCGCAGTGGCCGGTGCCCGAACCCAAGGGTGAGCACGCTGAAGAAGCTCGGGCTGCGCGTCGTGTACGTGAAGGAAGAAGCGTGATCCTGACCGAAGCCGAGATCGTCGCGATCACCAAGCGCGTGCGCCACAAGGCGCAGGCCGAAGCGCTCAGGGCGCTCGGCATCCCGAGCAAGCCGCGAGGCGACGACAGTCTCGTGGTCGCCCGTAGCGCAGCGGAAAAGGCGCTCGGGGGTACACTTACCCCCAAGGCGAAGACCTTCACTCTGGACCCTGAAACCGTTGCCTAAGCCCCGCCTCGCTGCGAACAAACCGCTGCCGCGCCGCTGGCGCTTCCTGCACGGCGCTTACTATTACCGCGTCCCGCCCGGCCTTGAGCACCTATGGGACGGCAAGAAGCAGTTCCGGCTCGGGGGCACCCTGGCCGAAGCCGCCGAGGTGTGGGGCAAGCGCGCCGATCCGCAGCGCGTGGTGCGCACCGTGGGCGAGCTGCTCGACCGCTACGAGCTTGAAGTCGTGCCGACCAAGGGCGTGACCACGCAGGCCGGCAACCGCATCCAGATCCGCCGGCTGCGCCGAGCTTTCAGCGCGGCCGGCATCGGTGAGATCACCCCGCGCCACGTCTATCAGTACGTGGATCTGCGCACCAAGAAGATCGCCGCGCATCGCGAGATCGAGGTGCTGTCGCACGCCTTCACCAAGGCGGTCGAGTGGGGATACCTCGACCGGCACCCGTTCAAGGGCGAGGTGCGCTTGAAGGGCGAAAAGCCGCGCGATCGGTACGTGACCGATGCCGAAGTGCTCGCCTGCTTGGCCCTGCCCTCGAAGCGCAAGGCCGGCTCGGTACGGGCGCTACAGGCGTACATCCGGCTGAAGCTGCTCACCGGCCTGCGCCGGGGCGATCTGCTGCGCCTGCGCCTTGCTGACTGCCAGGACGACGGCATCCACGTCAGGCCACACAAGACGCAGAGCAGCGGCAAGACCGTGATCTATACGTGGAACGAAGACCTGCGCGCTGCCGTCGATATGGCGAAGGCAGCCCGGCCGATCACCTCGCTCATCCGGTTGTTCTGCACCCGGCGCGGCGAGGGCTACGTGAACGAGAAGACCGGCGAGGCAAACGGCTTCGATTCAATGTGGGGCCGGTTCGTGGATCGCCTGCTTGCCGAGGGGAAGATCACCGAGCGCTTCACCGAGCACGATCTGCGGGCGAAGGTCGGCAGCGATGCCGAGAGCCTTGAGCGCGCCCGCGCGCTGCTCGCGCACGCGCCAGGATCGACGGTCACGGATCGCGTCTATCGGCGCGCACCGGAGCGCGTTGCGCCCGCCCGCGGGCCGGGTAAAGCGTCATAGCTATGGCACAGATCGCTATCTATGGCACAAACGCCTTACCGACCCGGTTTCCCGACTCGCGTAAGGCGTTGTGTTTATTGCCGAAGTTGGCGCGCCCGGCAGGATTCGAACCCACGACCCCTTGGTTCGTAGACTCACCACCCCTTACGATGAAGCCGCCACGCAATCAACAGCTTGCAGAGCGCGCACTGTGCCATAGATTTGCACAGAGCGCCGAGATAAGTACCTGAATCAACAAGAACCGAGGGGGATCTATGGCACACGCTTTTGGCCCTTACGATGAAGACGAGGAACCACGCGAAAACGACCGCTACCTGCGCCCTTGGGCGAACGAGTGCAAGCAGTGCGGTGCGGGCGGACTGCATTGGGAACAAGACGACGACGGCTGGTTCTTCGTGAACGAGCGCGGCCAGGTCCACAAGTGCGAACGCAGCCGGGTCGAGAAGATGGCTGCGGCCGACTTCGCGGTGCTGCCGCCCGAAGACGGCAGCGATCTGGTTTAGGGGTTCAGCGCGCCGCTCTTGTGCTTCTGCCAGTACGACCAAGCGTAGGCGAGCCCGAGCACGAGCAGGCTAGCGATCGGCCCCCCTACCGGCCCGAGCGACTGCACGAGATCCACGATCCTCGTGATGGTGTCGGGCGGTAGATTCAGCGTGCCGAGGATTGTGCCAAGCGACACCAGAATCATCCGGCCGACGATGCCGCCAATGATGGTCAGGATGACGTTCATGCGAGCTTCCCTTCACAGATTTGCCGCTCGATTGAGCGGCGTTTGACAAGGCCGGGCAGCACCTTGCCCCCGGCGAATACCCATCGCTCAAACTCAAGGCAGGCGGTTGGATCGCTCGCGCTGAGCTTTCTGGCGAGCGTGCTACGGCAGAAAGCGTCGGCGCCCACGTTGAACGCCAAGCTGATCGAGGCTGCCTTCTCGCCCACCGTGAGCGGCCGATGGACGCAGGCGAGCACCGGCCCGGCGTGCTCGGCAAGATCGGACTCCAAGAGCTGCTCGCATTCGGCAGTCGTGTAGGGTTTGCCGAGCACCGCGCTCTTGGTGTGCCCTGCGCAGACCGTCACGATACCGATGGGGTCTTTGTAGCCGCGCAGCACGACGCCCTCGAACTGGGGAATGTAAGCGGTCAAGCACGCCGCGCAGGCCGTGCCGACGATCGCCGCCAGCGTCTTGCGCTGCGTCACTTAGCAATCTTCCGGTCGATGCGCTCGACGGTTTCCTTCATCGACTTCACCATCTCGCGCAGTGTCGCGTGGTCGATCTCCACGATCTGCAGTCGGCCCTCTGTGGCCGAAAGGCGCGAGGTGGCGTTTGCCCACACCACGCTACCAAAGGCGAACACCAGAGCGCACGCTATCCCGAGCGCCCACCCCTGCCAATCCTTCGGATCTTTGCTCATTGCTGCCGATCCTCCACGTCACACGGTAACGCCACCACCAAAGCAGGTCATCGACATCGACCGCGTGCCCCCGCTGGTGTTGGTCATGGTGAGCACGCCACCTGATTCAGTCAGCGTGAAGGCGCTCCCACCACCCGATCCGGTTGCGTCGGCCCCTAACTGCTGAATGCTGGTCGCGTCCGAATCGAAACTGCCGACGAAGTAAATCCGGTGCGTGCGCACGTTGGCGCCCGCGGGGTTGACCGAGCAGCACACCACCATCAGCGTTGAGCGGCCGATGGTGATTGCAATAGTTCCTCCTGCGCCCACGCTTCCGGTGGCGGTACGCAGCATTTTCTGCGTCAGCTCGTTCACCTGAACGCCGCTGAACACTGCGGTGTTCGGTGTCGTGCCGCCGATCGGGCCGGGCGCTTTGAGCCCGGCATCGACAACCTGCTGCGTGGTCGCTTTGTACGAGACCCCGCCCTGGCTGATCTCGTGCAAATCGCCAGTTGCCGCCGTACCGACGGCGCCGAGGTCGCTGATCTTGACGTTAGCCACTAGATCATCCGGCCCTCAAAGCGGGTTCGCCAATCGGTACCCGCGCCGCCTGACAACACCGAAACGGTCTTGGTGCTGTTGCTTACTTCCACCTCCAGATATGCGGTGTTCGTCGGGGACAGAAACACGGTGCGCGACCCGGACAGGAGCAGAGCGCCACCGACTTCCCTACAAGCGGCTGGGCTCAGTTGTTCTAGTAGATAACGCTGCCCGTTTGCGTTGAGCCAGAGCTTCCCTTCGGTGTGCGCGGCCCCGATGTTGCCAAGCTCAATCTGCCCAGTGAAGTTGTAGTAGCCGTACAGTCCGGCCGTAAAAATACCGGTCGCTGCGGCAAAGATTGAATCGCTGTCGTATTCTTCGGTGAATCCGACAGCGTTCAGCGAATAAATTGTTCCATCGCCAGTGACGTTCGCTTGGTCGCCCGTAACGCCGGCCGCGAATGCGCCTTGATCCGAGCGCTGATAGCCCTGCACGCGATGCCGGTATCCCGGTGCGATCGAGCAGTTCGTACCCATGATGGAGTATTCAGACGTGCCATTCACGTTCTTCACGAGCGTGGATGCGGTTGTCACATCCACGACGCAGCCGTGCAGGTCGAAATAGCCGGCGGCGTTGTTCATGTCCATCAAGTTCGGGATCGTCGATGCCGTGTGAAGCACGCAACCCGCCATAAACAAGGTGTGCGCTGGCGGATGCACACCGTCGTTGATTACTTTGTAGATGCCTTTTTTCGAGTCCTCAAACCAAGCACCGATCGCAGACACCATCTGCGTGTTGGTCGCGAGAACATCCCATTCATTCGCGCTGAACGTCGTGTCCCCGAGTGCGATTGCCCCGCCGATCGACACATTGACGCCGGCCGCAGTTGCACCTTGAACCGTGCAGCGTCCTGTGAGAGAGCCCATCGCGCCGCCGGTCTGAATGCCGTAAGCGCCGCCGAACATCGAAACGCTGTGCAGCTCGAAGTCGTTGGAATTGTCAACGCCCGTGCCTGCGCCTGCATAGACATTGGTCGGGTTCGCGCCCTGCGTAACACCGTAAATACTGACGCGCGAAAGCTGCTGGCGCCAGCATCCGCCCGCGAGCGCGTCGTTGTACAGCTCGGCGCCTCGGTTCGCGAGGGCGTTGCCGTTGAGGGCGATGTCGCGCAGCGCGGCGTTGGAATAATGCGATGCGCCGTCATACCACGAGATCATCGCTGCGCCGCCCGCCCCGGTGTATTTCAAGATCGTCGTGCCGGTGTTGCCGTTGTCGCCGGTCCCGGAGCCGCGCAGGATTTGGCCGTCCTTCTTGAACTTCAGCCCGGTGCTGAAGGAGAACTCGCCTTCACTGAGGCGCACGTTCTTCGTGGTGTTCAGCGCGGCTTGAATCGCTGCGGCGTTGACGGCTGCGGTAGCCGTCGGGCTTGCGCCGAAGTCTGCGGCATTGACAAAATCACGGGCCTTGTCCTGCACCGTGCGTAGCACCGCTCCGGTGCCCGCTTGGATGAAGCCGATGAGCGAGGCGCCGGCCGATGTTGCCAAGCTGACGAGGGAGGTTCCTGTTTGCAAGACGTAAGTGATAACCCGCCCGAGCGCATCGAAACCAAGGCCACTGTTCGCGCGCTGCGCAGCCGCCGGGATGTCGTCAGGCGGATCGCTGTCAACAATGGGCAGCTTCAGTGACCGGGTAACTTTCTCGGCTTCCTGCTGCGTGATGATGGTCACGCGGTCAGCCATGTTCTCGATGTTGTCGGCAAGGTACGCCCCGCCGTTCACGAGGTGCGTGCCCTGCGTGCGGGCTACCGTGCTGCCGATCGTAAGCGTATGCGTGCTCGCCATCGGCACGCCGCTCGGGTTGTACGTGACCGAACCGCCGGGGTTTGCGTTCTGGTCCGCGTTGAGCGATACGGTGTAGTCGGTGTCCAATACGAGGGTCTGCTGCGTGCCGTCGGCCACCGTGAGCAGCGTCACCGACACGTCGGCGGAAGTGAATACCTTGAAGGCGAACGGGAATGCTGTAGCGACCCCGTTGCCGACGAACGGCCCCGCTTTTCGCGTTTCGCTTGAGATGGTCACGCTGGCGCCACTCCCTCGAAGGGCAGCCTAAATTCTCTGCGGCACGCCGGGCGTCAGTAGCCCCCTACTTGCTGGACCCTACGGCGAGCGCGCCGGGGTTCTGGCTCTTGCCGGTAGCGAGGGAATACAAGCCGTCGGCCGTGGCGTTGATCTGCCCTGCCGGGTAGTGGAAAAGCACCCCGGTCGCGTTGTCGAGCGCCTTATAAAACGCCTCATCCGCTTCGCCCTGGCTGATCTGCTTGCCGAGCTTGGACAGGTCCGCAAACAGGCGCACCGAGGCCGGGCCTTGGTAGTCGCCGCCCGGCAGTCCCATCACGCCCTGCAGCGTGCCGCCCATCTCGCGCAGCCCCACGATCGTGCCGAACAGGTAATTGAGTTGATCGGCCGCAAGCTGGCGTTTGAGTTTGTCCCAATCCCACCCATCGTCGCCCGCGTGCAGGAGCGCCTTCATCAAGGTGCCAAGCGCGGCCGGGATCACGGTGAGGAGCAGGACATCGACGGCCAGGCGCCCGAGCCCGAACGGGTTCTTGAAGTCGGTTCGTCCGCTCGCGTGGTCGAGCAGGTTGTAGGTCGTGTTGAAGAAGCTGTAGAAGTTCGTGAACAGCTTCAGCATCGGCCCGCCGCGCTGAATGCCGGCCAGGTCTTTCAGTTGCCCCCCGCCCTGCGCTTCGAGCACCATCGCATCGGCCTGCGCGACTGCCTCATCTTCAGCCGCCCCGCCCTCGATCGCCTTCTCATACTGCCCGAGCCATGTCGGGATGTCGGCGACGAGCTGCAGCTTTTGGATCAGGTAGAAGTAGCTCGCCTCGATGGCGCTCGACTTGCCGCTCACCTGATTGCGGATTTCGCTGATCTCCCGCTGCAGGGTCTTCCCGCGCAGGCGCATCATCTCGGACTTCTCGTAGATCCGCGCCGCGGTGTTCTCCATGTGGGCAGCGTCGCCGATCCATTGGGCAAGCCCCTTGCCGACCCACTTCGGCCCGATCCGCACCATGCTCTGCGTGAGCCCGATCGGCTGCAGGAGCGCCGTGGTGAGCCGCCAGCCCAGGCCGGCGATCGTGGCTCCCGTGCGCACGTAGTTGACCGCGCGCTCGAAAGCGTTCTGCGCGCCCACCTCGCCGGCCGCGATGTCCTCGATGGCGCTTCGCATCGCGTGCAGCACCTCGTGCCCGTAGTGCTCGCGGATCGCGCTGTCGATCGCGGGCGCCCGCAGGAGGCGTGTCGAATCAACGAGGAACTCCTGCCAGGCGAGCCGG